AATCTTCATCATAATATCCTTCTGGTGGTTCATAAAAAGGTATTAAGTTGTCTAACATATAAGGTATCTGATCTTTCATGCCTTCAAAATCTAACATGTCATCTAAATAATTATAAATATCTGAACCTAAACCTGCTGTTTCAATATAGTCATTAGGGTTACCACCTGCTCCCATAATTTGTTGAATAACTCTCCAGTCTGATGGATCTACATTTGCTTCTAGTGTTTCAATACCATTACCACGTGGAAGAAGTCCACGATCTATATACTCTCTTAATTTATCACTTCTATTTTCATCTAAATAATTTTTAAAGCCTCTCATTACTCCACCTTCTTGTGAAGGAGAATACATATCATTACCTATATCTACACCTGGTTGTCTATTACTAGATAACCTGTATGGATTTCCTTGATTATTATCACTCTCTTGTCCCCCAAAAGCTCCCGCACTATTATAATTAGTTGGACCAGCATAATTAGGTGGCATGATTTCGTCTTGTCCTGTTGGACCTGTGTTGTTAAATAAATGATCGTAACCTGGCATTAAACTTCTCCTACAACTCCCTCTAATATTTTGTGGATAGCGACACTAACTCTTACATCCTGTCTGATGTGTTCTGCTTTCGTGTCGGTTGCAGGATTAGCTACGTCATCATCAGCTTCTTTAGCTGAACCGTATTCTTTACCTGTTAGCGTATTGGTAATAGTTATTTCTGCAGGAACAACAACCTTAGGAACTTGTTCCCCGTTGATCTCTACATATTCTATTACACTATCATCTTTTATAGGCATATTTACTCCTTATATCAAGTATTATTTGTTATTTCAAGCACCGAAAGTACCACATGTAGCCTATCTGCATGCCCTGGTGTTACAGTAATTATCTCTCCTTGCTGTGCAATAAGAGGTTCGGTCAATAATTCAACTGGTGTATTGGCTGCTACAGCCACATTATACGCCAAACTAAACACATTTGTACCTACATCCGTAATAGTAGCTGTAATAGTACTACCAGAACCTGAGTCATCACTAACTCGAATAGATTTAATTATAGCTTGTACCTTATCTGGTGCTGTATACAATACAACAGGGTCAGTATTTGTAGCTAAATCTTTTTTAGCGTTTGTATATACGTTACCCACTGAACCACGCAAACGCTTCATCATCATTACGCAACGTTTCCGGTGTGTAAGTACTGTTAAGCAATGTTATTAATTGATCCAATGATTGAATCATTTGGTTAAGTTGTCTTTCATCATAATTAGCCTGAGCTTGAGGCAAACGTGGAATATTTATTTGTGCCATTATCTTCTTCCGTCTGGATGTACGTCAGCACGGTAAGTGCCGTAACGCCATGTTGAATCTAATGTACTACTTTCAATACGTACAGCAGCTTGCCTGCCACGTGCACGTGTGTCTACAAATTCAGTAGTAGTTGCCACCTCATGTGGCCCATTAGTAATTTGTTCTGATGTTGGATACAATCTAAACTTTAAAGATACATCTACTGTACCTGCTAAGTTTTTAAAGTCAGGTATAAAACGTCTAATAGACATTAAGTTTTCTCCTGCTTGTGGTATGACAAAGCTTCCTGATTCTACATAAGAAGTCATAGCAGCACCATCAGCATTAACGCCATTTTCCTGCGCATACATAAAAGTTCTTCCGGCAGTTAATCCATTAATAGTTGTAATAGTAGATGATGTATTTGAAGCTTCATAACTTGTCGCGTAAGGAAAATCATATACACCTTTATCTGCCCATGACGTACGGTCTAGTGTTCCAACGCTCCAAACTTTTTCTTCATAATTGTACGTAACACATCTATCTATTTGTGAAGATCCACTAGAACAATAAAACCAAGTGACTTCATTAAATTCACTGTTAGCTGCAGCAAAAGTATCTTTTTGTGATGCTTCATCAATATCACCAAATACATAATCTTCTACCGAGCAAGGAATTTTACTAACCTTACCATCAAACCCAAAGAAAGAATCACGGCCCATCCAATAAGCAGTTCCATTAACATCTATCGCTGCATGTAATCCAGCTGATCCACATTTAGCACCTAGTTGAGTAAAACCAAAAACTAAAGGAGCACCAATTAATTGCATTTGATATAAAGCTGTATCCGACCATATTAAAACGGCACCACGTGAACGTGCTGCACTTACCAATCTACTTCCGTCTGTAAGTCTTTGAAATCCAGCAGTATTTGTAGATGTAGGAACCCATACGTTAGGATTATCTTGTGAACTCCATCTAATAAACATATCATCTTGACTAGAAGAAGTAGCAATTGTTTCTTCCGTACCAAAACATATAACAAAACGATCTGTACCAGAAACTAAAACAAATCTACTTCGTGTAGGTGCGTTAGTAACTGTGGATTTTACTGCTGGAACACTTACACCACCCGATGTATCCCAGTAATAAAGTCCACCATTAAATTGTTGACATAAAACATCTTCTCCCCAGTTATCAAAAGACCATTTACCTGAGTCTAATTGAACTGCGTCAGCACCTGTAATACCTGCACGTGATGTGCCCCATGTAGATAATCCCCATGTGCCTGTGCCCCATCCATACCCAGCTACGGACACAGCAGGTTTAGTATTAATTTCGTAAGAAGCATTTGTCCCAGTTACAGTTACAGTACTAGCGGAAGAAGCTGTACCTGTCGTGGTAATAATATATTGTGATGTAGAAAGAACTTCTATAATTTCAAACTCACCTAATAATTGTGCTTGGGTTATACCATTTACAGTTCCAGGTGTACCAGTGATAGTAACAAAATCACCTGTAATAGCACCGTGTGCTGCGTTAGTAATAGTTACATTAGATTCTGTACCTGTCGTTGTATTAGTAGTGACGGCAGTTATAGCATTAGTCGCTGATCTTATTGGCGTAATGTCATTCCATGCACCATCAGCATAGACATATACTTTTTTATTAGTTCCTATGATAGTATATTGATCACCATCATTATCAAACCAAGTAAGAATTCCCCTTGCAGCTCCTACAAGTGCGTCTGTTGTAACCTTAATCCAACCACCTATTTTCTCCGGAAGTCCATACCGAAAACGCATGTTATCCGAATCAAACCATTTACCTTCTGCGCCATACTCAGTATCTTGTTTATCTACTCCTGGTTGAAAAGGCATTTTAACGAGTGGCATTTAAACTCCTATACAGCTGAATCGTAAAATCTAAGCCACTTAACGGCACCATTAACATTAATCATAATAGCTCCTCCTTTTGCTCCATCTTCCGCAGTAGAAGAAGATATGCTTCTAGTACTATCAGCAGCTGATGTTCCATCAAAATAAATAAAGTTTTGATCAACTTTATCTTGGTCCAAACTTAAACATGAAATAGCTGATGATGCATCGTTTTGATTAATTTCTAATTTAGCATTCGTAGGAACATTTACTCCTATTCCTATACGATCAGTACTTCCATAAGTAACTAAAAGATTAGGGTCATTATCTCCTTCAAATCTAGCATCTAATAAAGCACCTGTTTCATTAAAAGTAAAATTACCTCCATCAAACTCAACTGCTCCTGTTGCTGTTAAAGTTGATGCAGTAAGTAATCCTGTAACACCTAAAGTAGATGATAAAGTAGCAGCTCCTGTAGCTCTAAAAGTTCCTGCAACGTCTAATTGTGTTGTTGGTGAGTTAGTATTTATCCCTACACGGTCTGTGCTTGCATCAGTATATAATAAGTTGGCTTGGGTATCACCAGCAAAGACAGCATCTTTATCAGCTAACCCTGAGTTAAAAGAAAAAGAACCACCATTAAAATCAACATCACCTGTTGCTTGTAATGTACCATTAGCTTTAATATTTCCAGCGTCTGCTAAAACATCAAAAGCTGTAGAGCCATCAGTGTAAATTAAATGTTTAGATCCAGCAACAAGATTAATAGCTGTACCACCTGTAGGACCAAAACTTAATGTATATCCATTTCTAGTTGTCCCATCATCAATAATATACCAGTTACTATTTGCTTCACATGTCACTGTCACATTGGTTGACATGGACCCTGTAAATTTTAAAGCTGCGTTAGGTTGTTGTACTCCACTTCCTGTACCACCACTTGCAACTGTCAGTGTTTGTGGTGAACTACCACCTATTGCTACAGCACTATAGCCTTTCATTGCTCGTTCTAATTTTTGTAAATTTTCGTTTGTGACTGTACCCCAGGTTCCAGAATTAGATCCTGTAGTCATCAAGTTTAGATTTAATATAGTTGAATCTGCCATTTTATCCTTATCCTGTTGGTACTACCGTCCAGATGTCTGTGTTAGAGTCATCCACACCGTTCCATATTGTTAATTTTGGTACGCCTGTTGCAAAAGTAGCTCTTACACCTGCTAATGTAACGTTAGCGCTACCAGTTACAATTACCGATCCTTGAGAGAATGTCGCTCTTACACCAGTAACGTCATACTTAGATTCTATTGTAACACTTCCTGTGCTAAATGTCGAGCGTACACCTACTAAAGTAAAGTTAGAATCACCTGTAACAGTGGTATTTCCAACCGCAAAAGTAGCCCTTACACCTTCTGGTATAAAGTTAGAATCACCTGTAACAGTTGTATTTCCAACGCCAAAGGTAGCTCTTACTCCTGTTATGTCTTCTATTACACTGTTTCCAGTTACAGTGACTGATCCTACTCCAAAGGTTGCACGTACACCTGTAGGTGTAACAACGATGGTACCAAATGATGAAGGACCTTGAGCAAATGTTTCGGTCGCAAATGCTGCTGCGCCGAAGATCATTATGCAGGTTTAGGGTATTTTGCTTTTACAGCAGCCCTTTTTGTTTCTATAGCTGCTTTGTCATCCGTGTCATATAAAGCAACTACAAGTTCTTCTATTGAAGGGTATTCAGCTTTTCTTTTTCTTTGATATTCTAAAGCATCATATTCAGCTTGCAGCTCTACAACTTTTGCCTGAATATCAGATTTTGATATTGGTGTCGTTCCAGTTGTCCAAGTAATTTTATCATAATCGTTATCATAAACTGTTGCTTCTGCATCTGGATTAATTGCCACTATTGCTTCTATAATATTTATATCGTTCGCCATACTATGCTCCTATTTCAAATAGAGTTAAATTACATGATGTTCTTTGGTTTTCAGTATCATTTCCATCATTTGCTGTTTGTCCAATATAAGCTGTTCCACTACCTCCACCTCTTGAAGCAAATTGAACTTTGTAAGTTACTTGAGAAGTTGTACTTGGGGTATCTATCCATGTAATACTTTCCGAATTGATTGTGTTAGCGTCTGCACTAGCTGTTTTTCTACCAGTCGTTGAGGATATTCTGCTACCAGAAGCAGTGCCACCTCCAATTTGTGTACTATCTCTTAATAATCTTAATATACAAGAACCATCTGAACTACTACTTGCACCTTCAGTTACCATAGCTGAAATCATTATTTTTGATGAAGTTGCTGATGGAGTTATATCTACTGATAAAAGATCAGCATAATTTCCACTACTTGCTTTATCGGTTGTAGATGCTGTTGAGGCTTTATTATCATATTGCACTTGTAAAATCTTACCAGTTGAAATTGCACTACTAGCTAAAGTTGTAGACCCTGTAAATTTTAACAGTTGATCTGTCGTACCAGACGTTAAGCCAGTTCCACCGTTAGCTACGCCAAGCGTACCTGTAGTGTTAGTCGATAAATTTACTGCTTGATTCGGTCCTAGTCTAGTTAGTGCCATTATGCGCTCCCATTTATTAAAAATGCACTAAAGTAACTTCCATATTTAAAAGCTTGTGGTGTGCTACTTGTGTCATTAACTGCTACATATACTTCGTAATAATCATCATCATCAGCTGTATCACAAACATTTAAATTTACTGGTGCTTGTCTTACATAATTACTAACAAAATTAAAAATTACTCCATCTGATTGTGATGATAAAGCAGAACCATTTTTATATAATCTAAGTTGTACCGCATATAATTCAGAAGAACCTTGTGAATCACCAACAACTTGTACCATAAATTGATAATTCCCAGCAACGCCAGGAGTCCATTTATAATTGGTGGTATCATACGTTCCACTTGTTGCGAAATCAGTTGTGTCAAATGCAACTTTAGTATTTACGTTGTCACCTAAACTTTGATGTGCAGACATTCTTGCTGTAAAAGATGGATTGTTAGCTTCACCAAACCC